GCACCCTTCGTGAAATGTCTATCCCTTGCTTGTTTGGTAGATTTTGCCATACCCTTACCAGACGCATCTTTCGCATAATACTTTGCTGGTTCTGTGCCGGGGCTATCTTTTACATCGGGGTCTTGTTTAGTCCGTCTTTGTTTTTTCTTCTGTGCATTAAGATCTGCAACAGGAGAATACTGACCCATGCCAGGCCCTGTACTTGCACCACCTACTGCAAATGCTGGTGTTGATGCATTGACGTATTCGGTAAAGTAACGAAAACTTTTCACTTATCTTCTGACCTGTTTCATTGCAAAGTCAGCTATCTTTAAGAACTGTGCTTTCTTTCCGTTGAGCATGGGTTCCATTTTTTTCTTGTTCGCATCGTTGACCGCATCATACACTTTAGTTATTGCAGACGCAGTAAACATATCAACTTTCATAGAACCATCTTTGAACTTCAAAGACTTTGCACTTTTGTTTTTTACAATATCCTTGAGTGCCTGAAGATTCTTTTCTTCAAGATATGACTCACGACTGAACTGACTTATTCGAGAAACAGTTTGTTTTACAAATCCTTCTTCTTTTACTTTGCGAGCAGATTCTCTTTTCTGTCTTGCACGTTCTAATCTAGCTCTGTGATTACGATACTCTTTTGTGCGTCCGTCATAGAGTGCTTTCTTTTTCTTCTTAACGACAACCACTGAACTATCATCACCTGTTCCAGCAACAGCAGTTCCAGTTGCGTTTGTTGGTGCGTCCTCATCAACGACCAGACCTGTATAGATGTCAACCTCTTTCCATTTAGCCATTTTTAATATCCTCTAAACTAACATAAATTTTCTCTTGGGTTTTATCATGAATCACTGGAAATATTTCCACACCCAAAACTGTATCCACTGGTGGTTCATCGTCATATGCGATTACTTTATCACCTTTCTTCGCAGATAATTCTTCTTCTTCCTTATTTAGTATATCGTTAACTAGAACATACTCTCCTTTGGGTAACACTTCACCAAAACCGATAACTTCTTCAGATATTTCATCGTCCAGTTCTATATCATTTTCTTTGAGATATTTGATAAATTCTTTTTCAAACATATCAGGATCATCAACTGATTCCTTGAATGTATCCTTGAGTAAAAACAATGCAGCTGCATAAGTACCAACCTTTGTTCTAAGGCCAGGCACTTTGTTAAAAATCTTTTTGATATTAAATACCAACTTGTGCAGTATGGTATAAGCATTTTTTAGTTCAGAGGTTGAAAGTTCTACTGCTGGTTTGGTAGACTTGGGGAGTTTAACACGATTACCCTTCTCATCAATAATACCAAGTTTGAACGCATCAGTATCTTGAAACGGTGTTGTGAGTAATCGTAGAAATCGATATGTAACAAATAAGTCTATCGCTCTTCCCATTATAGTTTCTCCAATGCGTTTAATACCCTGTTATCAACATCGATATCAGGCAATTCTTCTGGTGTTATACTATTTAGGAAAATAAGAAATGACTTGAGTGCAGGCCAGTAATCAGGTTGAATTTTGTAGAGTAGAAGTGTCGTAGATGCTTCTGGCCCAAATACATTTCTTAACACTATGATGTGATTGAGTAACAGACGTTCTTTTAAAATGTCTGTATCATAATATTTTCTTAACAATCGTTTGATGTACTTAAATCGTTTTAAGTCATCTTGAAATTCTTTCTCACCCTCGCATTGTGGATTGTCATAATGTTTGATTGCATACATGATGACATTTTCAGAGGTAATCCTCTCATACATTATTCGACTTTGGCAAACACCTTGCACGAATTGTTATTAATCATTTCATATCGTACTTTCAATGTCAAACCACCTTCTACCATGTTAGAAATACCATCATCATCCAAAAACTCATCTGCTGGAGTATTTTCATCTTTACCAAAACGTCCACCGAATAATGAGAGGGGTAAATCAAATGAACCACTTTCATCAACCATCTCTGGGTACGCACCAAAACTTAATCCAATTTTATTTAAACTGCCTCTAAGTCTGTGTAGTGCGTGTTCGGGCATAATATATTCCATGTTTGCAATTGCACCAATGACTGCATTTAATCGTCTTACAACATTGGGATTACCAAATGCAGCTGGATTGATTTCAACACTTCCTTCTAAGGATTGATCTGACGGAGGAATGGTTGATTCTTTATAGAATGATTTGAATGATTGCATATTCTTTATCCATTAAATTTAAAGGAAATGGGGGAGAAAACTCCCCCAATCCAAAGTAATAAACCGTAACTGAAATTAGTCAGTCGCGATTTCAACCAGACCGAAGTCAGCATTAGCTTTGTGCGAACTTAGGGCAGCCCATGCTGTTCCTGTCCACATTAGCATTACTGTGTCTCCATCGTCTTCAAAGTCGATGTCAACAAAACCTAATGCGTCAGCTGGTGTACACTCTGAAGTACCACCGTCCGTATCATGAATGATGATCTTCAACTGACCAACAACTGTTCCGTCAGCAAGCGTAGTTGCGTTAGAACCAGCTGTTTCTAACAGTGTTACAGCGTGTGTAATACTGATTGCAGTCTGTGAACCATCAGAAATGTTCTCTACTGAGTTCGAGAACCCAATAAAAGAAGGAAGGTTGTTAATGAAGTTTGTTACAGAAACCTTCTTGTTAATAGGCGTTCCTGTCGGATCGTCTACAACGTGTAAAAGGTCAGCACCAGCAACGCCTGTGCTCAAGTCTGTAAGGGCGGTAATTTTCTTGTCAGCCATTTGGCCTCTCCTTACTATTAAAAAAACCCATCGACTTAATTGTCTAAGGGAATGCTACTGTTAGTATTAAGAACCGAACGCAACCACAGCGGCTTCGTCCTCGTCCTCTTGACTAACATCACTTTGACCAGAAGCCTGGCCACCATCACTAAACTGTTCGAGAAAATAGATACACTGTTGTTTTGCACCACTTAATGCGTTTAACATTGCAAGTGCGTCTACTCTATTTTTCTCTAATTCTGCTAACTGTTCATTGACTTTTTTAATGTCTTCATCCAGAACAGTCATACGATCTTTAATCGTTTTTTCATCTAACATTATTTATACTCCAAATCAAAAAATTATACAATTATAAACAAATTTATAAAACTATTTATACTCCTTACGATACGGTCATTGTTGCATCAGAGTCAAGAGTCAATGTTAAATCAACTGGCATACCTAGACCAGCTTCTTCTAACATAAATCCAAACTCATTTTCAAGTTTGATACCAACGTCTGAACTACCGTCTGATGCAACCGAACCAGCTTCATCTTCTAGGATAACTTTATGTCCAGTAACTTTATCTATTCTACCACTGTTTAAAGATACCGCATCATCAGAGTTTACACCTAGTGTGTTATTGGTTACATTACTTGTTCTTGTGTCTGTACTAGCAGGCAATAAGAACGCCATAATACCGTTTGACAAGTCAGAGTAAGTTATACTGAAATCCATAATAGTTCCAAAGTTTGAACCCAATGCAGATGCTTGTTTTAATTGTAGTTGCGGTGTTCCTGTTACGTTAATCGGTTCGTTGAAATATACATAAACTGAAACATCACCCAGAGTGGAAGAAGCTGCACCTGTAAAGGTGTCTCCATCAGGATAATAAGTTGTCTTAGATGATGTGTTTCCGATTGTGAGTTGGGGTGCAGTAGGAACATCGATTGAGTCTTTCAGTCCTCTAACACAAGCAAGAACTTCTGGTTGTGCGGCAGTATTATCGTTTCCTGTTGCTGGACTGCCAGGTTGCATAATCCAACCTGAGTTAGTTGCAGTAACTTTCTCTTTCGCATAGTCACCACTTCCGTCAGCAGCTTCTGATAACCAACTTGGTTTCGCTTCACTCTTACTTGCGTCTATTCCCAAGAGTAAAGAGTCTGTGTCCATCGCTCCACTGGAATCAGTTCCGTTAAGTGCTAGAAAATTGTCACCACTCACACCACCACTGTCTTTAACAGTTGCACTATCGTTATCTTCTAACAAAATTCTAAAAGTTTTTTGAAAAGGCATTTTAAAATCTCCCTACTATTTATATTCTATTTATAATTATTTGAAACCTAATCGTTTAAGTTCACTCATTGACTTACTTACAGAGGTGTGTAATATACCAATACCACCCTTTGCTTCCCATTCTCGTATGTTTTTGGGATGATCGTCAATCAATACGTTAGGTTTTCCGTCACTAACCGCATAATTTTGTTTCTCAGACCTCATCACTAGATGTATATCCTTTCTCTTAAAGTTGGTATTCTTTGAAAGCCATTTCATCTTACCATTTCTAGAGTTGGGGTCTTTATTTGTATATGCAGACAATATCTTTGTATCATACCTTGCAATGAACTGATACAACTTTTTTGCATTGGGCATCCACTCTAAGTTTTCCCAAAAGTCTTTAACCGCATTTATTCTTTTCCACCTTTCTTCTTTTCCTACAGGGCCTTTAAAAGAATCCAGTGGTTGTCCTAAAACTTTTTCTGCACCCTTTAGTAAATTTACAAGAACCTGATCCAAGTCACAATATACCGTAGGTAAATCTCCTTTGCTTACCTCTGTTAATTCTATAAAATTCTTCATTACTTATCATTGATTTTGGGATCAACCTCTACCTTCGTAACAGGCTCTCCTGTCATGGTTTTCTTGGAAATCTTTTCTTCCTTTTTCTTTTCTTTTTCAAAAGGATTCTTACCCTCGTCCATGTCCCATATCTGTGCAAGTCTTTCACGCATACTTGAGTTTTTCTTCTGTATGGTTTCTACCTGTTGTTCCCATTCATCGACAGACTGTCCAGGCGTTGCATCAAGTTTAGACTTGGTATTCTCTGGTGTTCCAACGTCAAGGTTTTCTTTTGCAATTGCTTTAGAAACTGCCTTACGTCTTTTGTGAAGATACTTGTCAGTAGAATCAACATCTCCATCGTTGTCGATGTCTTTGTCTTTACGATCCTTGAACTTCTTCTTGACTGCTTTAGGTTGAACTTTGTCTAGACCTTCACCGTCATCAGACTTATCGTTAGTGTTGTCCTCTGCTTGTTTTGCAGCTTTCTCCCACATTTTGAGTATTGATTCCTCAATACTATCTGTTTTTGATTCTAAGTATTTCATCTTGCTATATCCTTTACTGCTTTGAGAAAATCTGCATAAGACTTTTCTGCTTGTTTTTGAAACTTTAATTTATCTGCTGGTTTCATTGTGTCTAGTTTTTTCAACACCAAAGTTAGAAGTTTAAAAGGTATCTTCTTGGAAGGGCCCTTATCAAACTTAATCTCATAGTTACCCCTTACGTCAGCAGCCTTCTTGAGTTTGTTGATGATGTTTCGGTCTGCCTTTTCCCTATCTGCATCAGTTGCCTTTACGTCATCGTCATCGTCTTTTCCACGACCACCTATATCACGCAACGCATCTCTTCGTGCTCTTGCAGCTGGCGACATTCTTTTTGCTTCATAGAATGAGATTGCATTTGCAACTCTTTCAATATTCTCATCTGCTTCTTCTTTAAGTCCTTTTGGTTTCATGTTTCTAAAATATCCTTTTTGATCACCATACATTTTTTTAAATGATGCTCGGTCTTTATCACGAATAGCACTCATTGCAAATTCACTGGGCGCTGTGTCGTAGTCATAAAGATGTTGACCTAGTGCAACAAAATCTTTTTTCTTTAACAACTCTGCTGCCTTCTGAAAGAATTTTTTGTCAGTAGGATTACTGACATCAGCTTGGTTTTTTAGTGCTTTGACCGCAGCGTTTTCATCGAGTTCGACTTCTTCAAACTGAACTGGAACTGAAATTGAACCTTGTGTTTTGGGATCAAGTATCATCATTCTTTCCTTACCCTTAGTTGAGTTCTTATAATCTTTATGAACCTTTCTAAATTCTTTTTTGGATATCTTTACGACTTTACCATCGTACTCATATTTTGCTTCATCAAGTTTCAGTTCTTCTTTGACTGCTTTTTCTAAATCAGATGCTTGACCAGCATGGGCTTTACTTGCACCTTTTAACTTTTTGATAATCTCTTTAACTTTAGGTTCATCTTCTGCATCTAATTCTTCTTTGTACATATTTAATTCAAACCTTTTGTTGTCAAGGTTTGTAACCTGTATTTGAACTTGTCCTTTGTCACCCTTTAGTCTGTATTTGTTTGTCTTATCTTTTGATGGTTTTTTAGGCCCTGTCGCAACTTTGTCATCAATCTCTTTGGGGTCAATAGTGATACCATATTTTTTCTTTGCAAATGCGTATGCGTGTTGCATAGCAGATGAAAAGTCCTTATGGTAAAGTTCGTAACCAGTAGAGGATTTTGCTTCGTAAAATGAAATTGCATTTGCAACTCTTTGAATCAACTCATTACCTTCGTTCATTTCTTTTAAACCTCGTTTTTTCATTTCTTTACCAATACGTTTAATCATAAACTGTGTAGAAGGCATCTTTGGATCTTTCTTTTCAGCATCACGCATTTTCTTCATCATTGATTTAAGATTATCGTCAGACTGTTTTGCCATCTTTGCATCTTCATCAAGTTCGTTTTCATTTTCCATTTCGTTTTCCTCTGATACAACTTTTATATTTTTGTTTTTATATTCGGGATGTGTTCTCATTGCATTTTTTGACTTTTCAAGATCTTTCTTTGCAACGGTAATAACAAAGGGGCCATCTTTATCATCAGGATCTTTTATATCAAATTTAACTCCACGAAGTCTATTTCTAACATCTTTAGCCTGAATAACTAGTTCATCAATTTCAACTTCTTCTACTTGCGTGTCCAGATAATCAGCCATACCGTCCAGTTTGTCAACTGCAATTGCAACTTTATTTGTCCACCAAGAAGGCAACGAACCTTCGTCATCCAACTTAGTAAGTTCTGCTCGCATCTTTTCTAATGCAGACATAGCAATCTTCACTTGATTCTTTGCAGATGCAACATCTGTATGTCCTGATTCTTCTATGTCCATGTTTATCCCTTCATTAAGTCCGTTACTGATTTCGCACTCCAAAACTTACATGACCAATATCTTGCCTTCCACTTGGGGCCAGGATTGTCACAGTTATGTCTTGCACGAAAATTTCTTCTTCTAGCTGGGTCATCTCGTTTGATTTCCATTTTTGGATCACCAAACTCTACCTTGACCACATTACCCTTATCATTCTTGACGTATACTTTATACTTTTTAATATCGCCCTTTGTAGGATTATTTAGTTTAACTGGTCTTCCATCATACTCTGCACCCTCACTTATTTCATCCCATTTATTAAGTTTACGAAAGTTTGTAAATGATACTGTCTCACTTTTAGGTTTGTCTACATCAGTTCTACCAAATCCAAGTTTAGGTTTACCTTTTAACATTGAGTTAAGGTGCATCTTCATGTATCTATCAACTTCATCTGCAATACCAACCTCTTTGGATTTTGCAATAATCTTGTCGTAGAGGTCTTGAGCTTGTTCTTTCTGTTCGTCACTTGCACTACCAGAGTCCATCGCTTCTTTTTCCATCTTATAGAACGCATCTTGCATTTTTGTTAGTTCTTCTGCACCCTCTTTATCTGCGTATTTTTTCATTGTTTTCTGTGCAGAACCACACATAAAAAAGTATTTGGTTGTATAATCACCCACTGTGATTTCGTGTTCTGGTTGTTCACTAATACAATCCTCACAACAGATTCCAAGTTTCTCTAGCATTCTGTCGTGAACTTCATTTAGTTTCCACCACCAATCGTCACCGTACTTGTCTTGATAGGATTCTCGTATTACTTCAGATTCATACCACTCGTTGACCACACTCTCATCATATCTTGCAGCCTTTAACTCTTTTGGTAGGACACCCTTCTTAACTAACTTGTTAATGTAATCTATTACAGCTCGTACATCAATACCACTATACTGTCTAACAATTTTGTCTATAGCAAATGATGTTGTTTTATTTGGATCGTCCTTTCTTGATTTAACATATGCTTTTACGATTGCATCATATTGTTTCGGATGTGTCATCTGATTTACTTTTCTCAATATACCAGTGAGAGGACTTTCTTCTATCTCTTCTGCTTTCGCCATTTTGGTTGCAGTTGCCATCTTGACAGACATCCAATCGTCACCGTATCTTTGTTTGAACTCATCATCAGGTAGTTTCTTCGCAATCTCTTCTCTACGTTTGAGTTCTTTATCAGTAAGTTCTCTTTCATCAAGTTCAACTTCTTCTTTAACTTTCATTCCCATTTTTTTTCGTAAAGCTTGTATTTCCTTCTGGATTTCTTTTTGCTTAGGTGAACTAGGAAAGGCTTTCAGTGCTTTAGTTTGAAGTTTAAGAAGTTGTGTTCTCTGTGCTGGTGTTCCTTTCCCACCAAAAAACTTATCACTGTCATATTTTTCATCAAGTTCAATCTCATGCAACCATGCTTTATGAACCTTACCTTCTTCGTCATGAAACGCAATATAGTTTGTTCCCTTACGAATGACTTTACCTGAGACACCTTTTGCTTCAACTATATCACCGACATTCCATATCTTCCCTGTGAGATACGCATCACGAACTGCTTCATGTTCATCCATTTCTCCCATGTGTCGTTCTTCACGAATACCCATATACTTGCGAACATCGTTGTATAGTTTCTTTGCATCTCTGAAACCTTTTGGTAGTCCCTGTTGAAAAGAATCAAAGTCTCCATCTACAGCTGCGGCTCTCATCTTGGACGCAGACATACCCTCGACACCTTCTGCATCGGGGTCACGTTCTCCAGCACTGACAACATCAATCCTGTCAAACTTATAGAAACCATGACGTTTACCCTCGACACCGTTGTAGGTTTTCAATAGACTACTAAACTCTTTGACTCTATCAGAACCAGCAACCATCACCAAGTCTCTGAACCCTTCATCGTACAACTTGACTGCGACATTGATTGCGGTCTTTGCGTCCTTGTCTGCAACGATACTTCGTGCGTGTTTAGGAAACATCTTTCTCATGTATGCAACTTTGAGTGTGTGCGGTAATGGATCTTTCTTTGGATTCTGTGAGAATGATGGATAGATGCGATAAGGACTAGAACCCGACACCTGTGCAACTTTGGATATCAGTTTTTCATGACCAGTGGTAGGTGGATTGAATCGACCAAATGCGAATACAATCTGACCTTTGGCTTCTGTGAGTTCTATAAAGTTACGCATCTGGTTTTTTCTCTTTTGCTGCTTTCACTCTTGCAAGTGCAGCCTTCTTAATTTTAGGAATTTGTTTTCTTGCCATCTTATCAATCATTGCACCGTACTTGGTTGCAATGATTTGATCAACCTTAACTTTTGCCATCATACTCATTTCAGCATACTTTGGATAGAATTTTTTGAGTATGACTTTCTTTGCAGCTTTCTTTGCGAGAACCATAATCTTTGCGGCATCAGGCATACGCTTCATCGCTCTTGCTTTCTTTGCTTGAAATGCAGAAGATTTCGCAAGTTTTTTCATGCGAATTTTCATCTTCTTGCGTTGTGCTTTATCGATGAATCGAAACTCGGTGAGCTCGTCTACTTCAGATTGTAATTGTATAAAAGTTTTCATTTATCCCATGCCTTTATAGCGGTGAAGTTGTTAAACGAAAACTCCATACGGTCTACCAGTTTAACAGCACCCCCACTCACTCTATCAATCGCAACATAACCCTCTGGGTTAGTTACCTTGAATCCATTTGCGGTTTTGACAAAAGTATCCGTCAAACCCTTCACACTATTTAGTTTTTTAACAATTTGCATCTTTGCATCAACCAGTAGATTTTGAAACCGTATGACCTGTTCCAGATTCCTTGTGTGTTTACCAAACTCTCGCACATATTCTTTTTGTATCTTAGTGTACTTTTCTTTACCCTTGACACTTTTTGCTTTATCGATTTGTTTCTGTATGGACATCTCTACCCACTTGACGTAACCAGTTGCATGAGCTTTTGGATTACTGATTATCTCTCCAGCTCTCACCTTACTGTTGTTATAGGTCTTGAGTGATGCACCAACCAACGCACCTGTCAAACTATCCTGTAGTGAGAGAAACTTTCTTAACATCGGTGCGTTTATCTTTTGAAATGTAGAACCAACCTTTGATAGTACGCCAGTTATCTTATCGGTTTCCTTTTGATTGAATGTTGCTTTACCTGATACGTCTTTGTAGGTTGCATCGTCCATCCATACACTCGTTGGTTTACTTAATCCTTTGATGTCTGCACCAAATGATGCTTTCATATCTTGGAGTTCTTTTCCCTTGTAGGTTGTGTGCCAGACAACTCCGATTTTGGCCTTGTTAATTACCTTACCCAAATCGGAATCCACTGGAACTGCATAGATAATTGTGTTGGGTTGAAACGTATAATATTTTGTTCCCTCGATTGTTTCTGACTCAACGTCATCGGTAAACATCAATCACCCTGTAGAACATCCTTCATACCCAACTTGGAAAACTCTGCAAGTGCAATCTTGAACTTAGAGTTCAATGCACCAGACAAGTCTGCGTCAATCTCTGCGTTTGTCTTGTATAACTTTGGAGTCGCATTGAATACTGATTTCTTTGCAACGAAAAACTTACCGTCTGATGGATCGATACCAGCAAAGATTGCAGGCGCACCGTCCCACTTGACCGTCATGTTCACAGAGGTTCGACTCGCACCAGCCAACATATCTCTTAGTGAACGTAGAAAGTTTATTGCAGCACGACCACCATCAACACCATAATTGAGTATCTCATCTTCGAGGTGTTCTAGGTGAAGATTTTTTCCTGCCTTATCTTCGGTGATTAGTTCTGCGAATGATAACATTACTTTAAAATACCATTATATGTAACTTTCAAACTCCACTGTTTAAGTTTACCACCACTACTTGAACGAATGGTCATACCCAACTTAACTGACTCATTACCAGATTTTAACTCCAACACAAAATTTTGTTTTGTCTTTCCAGCGTACGCCTTTATGAATTTAACTTGAGGTAAAAATACACCAACTGCATCTCTATCTGTTACTTCTTCATAATCAGAACCAACTGCTTTAATAACTATTGTAGGAACGTCAGGGGCTTCTCTGAGAATTGCATCTTTAATCCAAGTCATAGATTGATTGACATTTTTATTCATTCTTTGAATTACACCTTGTCGTGCAAGTTCTAAGTATTGATTATAATATTTTTCTTGGTCTGACTTCTTGAGTTTATTAATCGCAGCAATAGATTTATCTTTATCACGATGTCTACCAGTTTTACCACCGTCAAAATTTTCTAGTGCTGGCATCCCTTTAATTTTAGAATATACTTGACTGTAAATGAGTTTACGCAAAGCATCATGTCCAGATTTGTCATTAAAACTTGGGCCTTTTCTATTTACAAATATCGATCTATGATATGTATTTAATTGTGGTTCAGATGTTTTTTTACCACCAGCCTTTAAACTAACACCTAACATCTTACCATCTCTATATTCAATAAACATATCGCCTGGATGATTATTTGGAACACCAGATGGTTTACCACGATATCCCCAATAAACTTGTTTTATAGCTTTATCTTTCTGTTGATCTCTAATAAATTGTAATATGCCCAATGCATTTGCCATTTTCTCTTTGTACTTGGAAGAACTTTCTGCACCATTTATAGTTTTTTGAGCAGCGTCACGATCACCGCTAAATACACATTTTAAAGATTTTATGTCAACGCTCATTAACAGTTCCATAAAATTCTCAACACTTTTAGGATTCAAGTTTTTTTCAAATGCAATGCAAGGGAAAAGTTCTGTGATACTAGAATTGAGAGTTGATTCACCCATACCACCAGTTTTGGGTTTTACATTAATTCTAAATTTTCTGCCCTCATAAGAACCATCAATAGGATCAACAGAGGAATTTGTAGACTTTAGATTTTTTATCAAG